CTACTGATTGGTATGTAGTAAAATCAACAGAGGTAGCAGACTATGATGTACCAGCAAACATATTATCATTTAGAGCAGATGTAAGAGCAAAGTCAAATGAAATGGAAACTCAAATAGATGCTTGTACTAATGTTGATGAATTAAAAACTCTTTATGAATATGTAAATACAGGAACAGAAGAAAATCCTGTTTATGAAAGACCATTAGCTGAATTTCCAGAGGAGATTTAAATGCCTTTAATACTTGGAACTAACTCCATAAAAGACACAGGCTATGATGTAGCTAACTCATTAAGGTTTGATGATGCTAGTAGTGATTATTTAACAAGAACACCAAGTAGTGCTACAAGTAGAACTACATGGACATGGAGCGCTTGGGTAAAAAGATCAGATATTGCACCAACTAGTGGATTATTTGAGGCTTACGATTCAAGTGGAAATTTTACTTATATTAGATTTGCACCTGACTATTTAAGAATTTTAAATATAATTGGTGGTTCATTAAAAGCACAATTTAATACTACAGCTTTATTTAGAGATGTATCAGCTTGGTACCATATCGTTTGGACTTGGGACACCACAAATGGAACGGCTGGAGATAGATCAAGATTGTATGTTAATGGAACAAGAATTACTGATTTTAGCACAGAAACAAATCCAACATCAGGAGAAGAAAGTTTTATAAATAACAATGATGCACATTATGTAGGCTCAACAGGAGCTCCAAGTCTTTATCTGAATGGCTACATGGCAGAAGTTGTTTTCATAGATGGTCAAGCACTAGACCCAACATCATTTGGAGAATTTGACGAAGATAGTCCAACAATATGGAAACCAAAAGATGTATCAGGCTTAACTTTTGGCAACAATGGATTTTATTTAGACTTTGAAAACTCTGGTAGTCTAGGTGCAGATGCATCAGGAAATGGAAATAACTTTACAGTTAATAACCTTACAGCAACAGATCAATCTACTGATACTTGCACAAATAATTTTGCAACTATGAATCCACTTAATGCCTATTATGATGTTTGTACGACTTCAGAGGGAAATACAAAATATGATGGTAATTCTGCCACAGGAAATTACACTTTTACACCAGCTAATATGGGTTTTAGTAAAGGTAAATGGTATTGGGAAATGAAATTTGGTAGTAGTGATTCTGATAATTGGGGTGGAATAGGAATTACATCAGCAAATTCAACAGGAACTCAAAATTATTTAGGTGGAAGTGCGAATGCTTATGCTTATTATGGTAGAACTCTTAGTGGTGGATTAGGTGTTACTTATACTAATAATACACAAACAAACCAAGGATTACCATTTGGAAATAATGATATTATAATGGTGGCTGTAGATTGTGATAATCTAGCAATTTATTTTGGAAAAAATGGTACTTGGCTTAATAATTCATCATCTGTTACAGGAGTTCCAACATCAGGGTCATCAAAGACAGGAGCCTTTTTTTCTATAACTGCACCATCAAGTACAACAGCTGGTTTTTATTTTCCAGCATCAGGTACTTATAGTGGAGCGCAAGTCTATCCTCAGTTTCTAAACTTTGGCTCTCCAGCATTTTCAATCTCATCAGGAAATAGTGATGGTAATGGATTTGGTAATTTTGAATATTCGGTGCCATCAGGGTATTTTGCGTTATGCACTAAAAACTTAGCGGAGCATGGATAATGTCATATACGACTATAGATAACCCAGAACTTTACTTCCAAACAAAGTTATATGCTGGAAATAATGGAACACAATCTATTACTTTAGATGGCTCTGAAAATATGAGACCTGATTGGGTTTGGATAAAACCTAGGAATGGTTCAGATGGTCATGTTTTAATTGATTCTGTAAGAGGAGTATTAAAAAGAATAAGATCAGAAGGCACTAATGTAGAAGATACGTTAAGTAACTCTTTAACATCTTTTGATAATGATGGTTTTACTTTAGGTAATTCTGGGGAAGTGAATTCTTCTAGTTATAATCTTGTCTCATGGAATTGGTCTGCTGGTGGTGCTTCTCCATCTATAACATACTCTGTAAAAGTAGTCTCAGATTCAGGAAACAAATATAGATTTGATGACTTTGGCACAAGTGCTGTCACATTAGATTTACAAGAGGGTGGTACTTACACATTCGATCAATCTGATAGTTCAAACTCAGGACACCCATTAAGATTTTCTACAACATCAAATGGAACGCATGGTGGGGGAAGTGAATATACAACAGGAGTAACAGTAACAGGAACACCAGGAAGTTCTGGTGCTAAAACTGTAATTACAGTAGCCGCATCTGCACCAACTCTTTACTACTATTGCACACAACACTCTGCTATGGGTGGACAAGCAAACACAAATTCAACATTTGGGTCATCAAATTTTAGTGGCAGTTTACAAAATATAGTTTCTGCTAATACAACTGCTGGATTTAGTATTGTAAAATTTGTAAATAATACAAGTAGCACAGCAAATACTTTTGGACATGGATTAGGTGGTGTTATACCTCAAGTTATAATAATGCGTAGTTTAGATGATGCTTATAACTGGGATTTTCATCATCATGAAATTCCTATTAGCCAAAGATTAGTCTTAAATTCTACTGGTGCAAAATCATCTAGCACTTACATGAATAGTACATCTCCAACTAGTCAAGTTTTTACAGTAAAATCAGACGAGTTTGGAAGTGGCTCTGATTGTATTGCTTATTGTTTTGCAGATACAGGAAACAAATTTTTTAAGGCAGGAAGCTACACAGGAAATGGAAATGCTGATGGAACATTTATTTACACAGGATTTAAACCAGCTTTTGTTATGGTAAAAGCATCAAGTGATACAAGTGCTTGGTATATTTATGATAATAAAAGAGTAGGTTATAATCCTGATAACAATCAACTATATCCAGATAGAAACAATGCTGAAGATACTACTGATCAAGTTGATTTCCTTTCAAATGGATTTAAGTGGCGTACAACAGGCGATCCAAATACATCTGGTAGAACATACATCTACATGGCATTTGCAGAATCACCATTTGTTACATCTACAGGAATCCCAACAACAGCGAGGTAATATGAATGATAAAATTATTAAACTTACTAAAACATTGGAAAGGTAATTTATGGAAGAAATCAAACAACGAATTAAAGAACATGAAGGGTTTAGGGATACTGTGTATTCCGATAGTCTGGGTTTCGCTACTATTGGCTATGGTCATCTTGTACTACCCACTGACAACTTTGTTGAGGGTACTACTTATGATAAAGAAACTCTTGAAGAAGTTTTTGATAATGATTTTAAAATAGCACACGATTCAGCTAACGAACTTCTTGCAGATATAGAGCATAATCACATTGTTAAAGGTGTAATTATAGAGATGTGTTTTCAATTAGGAAAACCAAGAGTAATGAAGTTTAAAAAAATGTGGGAAGCATTAAAAAATAATGATCTTGCAAAAGCAAGTGAAGAAATGATAGATAGTAATTGGCACAAGCAAACTACAAAAAGATGTGAAAGTTTAGCTAGTGTTATGAAAAATGCTAACAAATAGGAGAAGCTATGCTAACTAAAAAACAAAAGAAACTACCAATGGCTTTACAAAAAGCTATTATGAAAAAACAAAAGAAAAAAAAGAAAGCGAGGAAATAATGCCAAGAGGAACAGGATATAGTTATTCAAGACCAATGAAAAAAAAGAAAAAGAAAAAAAAGAAGAAGAAGTAAATGGTAAAAGTAGCATCAATCACAGGAATCATCAAAGGTCTTAAACCAAGACAACAAAAGACTATGAAAGCACACGCAAGACATCATAGTTTAAAACATATGAGAAGCATGGCTAGGTCATTAAAAAATGGAAGCACTTTCGCTTCTGCACATTCTAAAGCCATGAAGACAGTTGGAAAATGAGTGGATTTACTACTACCGCTACAATATCAGAAATGATAAACAAGTTTCGTTATAAGAAAAGGAGAAAGACAAGTGGCAAAAAGAAAAAGAAGAAACGTACCAAAAGATAAGAAAACAAAAGTGCCAAAAAAATATCTTAGTGGTTTATCTCGATCTGCTAAAGATAAAAGAGCATCATTGTTAAAACGTATGGCAAGATTATATAAATCTGGTGCTACTATTCCTCTTTCTATGTTCAAAACGAGGGTAAAATAATGGCAAGAGCAAGACCACTATCTGCAAGAGTTATATCTGTATTAAGAGCAAAAGCAAAGAACAGAAAAAATATAACTTTAGGTCAATTAAAAAAGGTATTTCGGAGAGGCCAAGCGGCATGGCTTACAGGCTCAAGACCCAAAATAGGTATGCAACAATGGGCATATGCAAGAGTTAATTCGTATCTTCGTGGTTCAAGAAAACACGATACAGATTTAAGAAAAAAGAGAAAGAAATGAGTAAG